GTATTTCTAACAACATATCCTTGTTGGTTAGGTAGTTAACTTTTACGGTCATCCTTTGTCAGTCCTCTAATGTCTTATTATAAACTACGCACTTAATAAAGTCAAATAAATAATATACCAAAAGGGATATTATATGGACTTTAACAGTTTTGCTTCAACAGCCGCGGGTATTGGCAACTTAACCAACGCCGCAAAAAATGCAGTTAACACATTCACAAGCGGTGGCAGTTTGGCAGACAACCTATTAAGTGGTACCGGCTTAACAGCAGGTGCTGAAGCCGTGGGCGATTTGGTCGGTGCTGTAGCTAGTTTTAGTGAAAGTACTAATCCTGCTGATTGGCGTGTGAGATTAAGTCTAGCTAATTGGACTAGTTTTAAAGGTAGTCCTGTTTTGAAGCCATTGAAAGATGCGGGCGGTCTCATATTTCCTTATACTCCAACAATTAATATCGCCAGCAGTGCCTCTTATAACAGTATTGATACAACTCATACAAACTATTCTTTTAGAACTTTTAAGAATAGTGATCCAGGACAGATATCAGTTACAGCTCCAATGAACGTTGAAGACTCGACACAGGCACTTTACTGGATTGCGGCGGTTCATTATTTAAGAAGTCTTACCAAAATGTTTGCTGGATCTGATCCAAAGGCCGGCAATCCTCCTCCGATCGTTTTCTTAAACGGTTACGGAAATTATTTGTTTAAAAATGTTCCTGTTGTAGTGCAAAGTTTTAGTACAAGTCTTGATGCCAATTGCGATTATATTAGTTGTAATGTGGTCGGCAGTATGGCAGGAGACATACAAGGTATTGCTGACAGTGTAGGAGGTCTAGCTGGCTCGATAGGCGGAGCATTTGGCAGCGCCATTCCTGGGCTTAGTGATGTTACTGGAGGTATAAGTAGCATAGCAGGAGGCGTTGGACAAATTGCTGGACTGGCCGGTAGTCTAGGGTTAACCGGTACAACGAGCGGCGGTGTTGCACACGTTCCAACCAAGAGTACATTCAGTCTAACATTGCAACCAATTTACAGTAGAAACAGCGCACGTAACTTTAGTCTTGATAGATTTGTCAGCGGCGGCTATTTAAATAACCCATTCGGATACGTATAATGTCAGCAAAATATTCTAACACAAGTCCTTGGTACAATACTCCAGTAACAAACAATTATCTGGATGTACTTACAATACGACCTGTAAGTGCAGAAGTAGATGATATTTTGTATACAATAGATTCTAAGTTTGCCTACAGACCCGATTTGCTAGCCTATGCTTTGTATGGTACAACGAGTCTTTGGTGGGTGTTTATGCAACGCAATTTGGATGTTATTCAAGATCCTATTCTTGATTTTGTTCCTGGTAAACAAATTTATCTCTGTAAAAACAGCAGTTTGACAACCGCGTTAGGATTATAATATGAGTTTTGACTTGCCAGGCGCAATTGATTCGGCAACTAAATCAGTCGGTGGTGCTATCGATTCAGCTGCCAGCGGTATTACTAGTTTTTTAAGTTCCGGACCTGCGAGCGCATTAAGTAGTATTGGTAATTCAATTACAGGAGCACTTAGTTCTTTAGGAACTCTATTCAAACCTATCGCAGGAGTCAAGTTACCTTTACCCAATCCTTTGTTTGCCTATGCAAGTTATGATTATGTTTTAGGTCTTGCAGTTTTAACAGATGAGCAGTTGAATAACCCTGATAAAGGTTACATGAACTCTAGTGTTAAACTAGATTTAATTTGCAAATCAGCAAACGCAGATCCTAAAAATAGAATACAAACTCCTTTTGGTCAGTTTGATTATTTTATAGACAAGTTGGAAATTGACAGTACTATTGGTCTTGAAAAAGGCAATAATACCAATATGCATAAAATGGAATTTGAAATCACAGAGCCCTATAGCATGGGGACTTTTATGATGAGTATCCAACAAGCAGCCTGGAAATCAAATCACGACAACTACTTACAAGCTCCGTTTTTATTAACCATTGATTTTAGAGGTAATACTGAAACTGGACAAATTCTCAGCGTACCCAATTGCAGTAGAAAAATTCCTTTTAAATTTAAAGATATTTCGATGACAGTTACTGAAGCAGGCGCTGTTTATAAATGCACTGGCTACCCTTGGAACAGTCAAGCAAGTAGCTCGCACGTTTCAGCAATCAAAAGTGACCATAGTGTTAATGGAACAACTGTACAAGAAGTTTTGCAAACAGGCGAGAAAAGTTTGCAAGCTGCAATGAACAAGAAATTACAAGAGCTTAAACAAGCTAAGATTGTTAATGTTCCAGATCAAATTTTAATTTTGTTTCCAACAGATGTTAGTTCTGCTGGCGTTAATAATGCCGACGGCGACAAAGAAGATTCTACAGGATCAGTTACTAGTGTGACTGCAAGTTCTGTAGAAGATATTGCTAAAAGTTTAGGATTATCAAAGAGCACAATTCCAGCAAATGGAACACTAGTACAAGATCCTAAAAATGTAAACGAAATTGGCAAAGCCAAAATGGGATTTAGTGACGAACGAAAAGGCGATGCACCGGTAGGTAAAGATCAAGTGGTGTACGATAAAAAAGGAAATGCCATTCGTAGCAATAACACAATCGATATAACAACTAGTGATATGCGTTTTAGTCAAGACACTGATATTACTACAGCAATCGATGCTGTACTATTGAATAGTGAATATGCTACGTCACAACTTCAAGAACAAAATATCGATAAAACTGGTATGCGTAAATGGTGGCGTGTTGACACACAAGTATACACAGTTTCGACTAAAGAAAATTTAGGAACTACTGGTACTAAACCTCGAATTATTGTATACAGAATTGTGCCTTTCGGTGTACACACAAGTAAAACAACAGTTCCAGGTAAAAAAGCACCAGGATTTGATGAGTTAGAAAAGCAGTGTGTGAAAATATACGATTATTTGTACACTGGTAAAAATGTAGATGTTTTAAGTTTTCATATAGAATTCAAAGCTGGCTTTGCTGGAAAAATGGGCGCAACTAGTTTAAAGAAAACTATTGATAATAAGCGACAAGCAGCAGCCAGTGGAGCAGAAAGCAATGACAAAACCAACTTAGCACCGCTTGGAAAAGGAGCAGCTCCCGAAAAGAAACTTGGAGTAATCCCGCAAGCTGTTAACTATACTGGAACTGGTACGCCATCGGATGGTATCGGTGGCGGCGGACTTGAAACTGAACAAACACAGGCTGCTAAACAGTTTCACGAAGCAATTACCAGTGCGTCAGGTATGCTGAATTTAGATTTAAAAATTATCGGAGATCCATACTTTATTGCACAAAGCGGCATGGGAAATTATACCAGTGCTCCTACACAATATCAAAATTTAAATAGTGATGGAAGTGTCAACTACCAAGGCAGCGAAGTAGATATTAAAGTAAATTTTAGAACTCCGATAGACATCAATCAAACAACAGGATTATATGACTTTGGAAAAGCCAGCAAGAGTGCTCCGGTGTTAACTTGGAGTGGAATTTATCAAGTTACAAAAGTAGTCAGTCATTTTAATAACGGACAGTTTACACAAACACTTACCGGACCAAGAAGGAACGGTCAAGAGATATCGGGTGCAGGATCATCAGCTGCTACTCTTAATACAACTAACGAAAAGAAAGATCCAAAACCGGTTAACAAAGATGCGAGCGGAGATTAAAAATGAATTCAAATGAAGATTATTCCGCCGGCCCTAAAGAAGCCAAGCCAGGTCCGTTTCTAGCACGAGTTGTTAGTAATCTTGATCCTACCTATATGGGTATTTTAGAAGTTGAAATTCTAAGACCAGTAGGAGCATCGTCTAGCGAAAGCCAATTGCATCAAGTCAAATACATGAGTCCGTTTTACGGTGCAACTAGTGTAAGTGCTATTGGCGAAAATAATGATTTTGCAGACACACAAAAAAGTTATGGTATGTGGATGGTGCCGCCAGATGTAGGAGTCACTGTAGTCATTATTTTTATCGACGGTGATCCAAAACGCGGATATTGGATCGGATGTGTTCAAGATGAAAATATGAATTTTATGGTACCGGGACTTGCGGCCACAGAAAGCGTAGTAGAAGATCCAGATCCTGACAATCAAGGTCGCAATGGCAGAGTACCAACAGCTGAATATAATAAAGCAATTGACGATAATAATACTCCGGGCGACCCTGATAAAAATTTCAAACCTCAACATCCGTTTTCTAAAGTTTTAACTAAACAAGGGTTGATTTTAGATGATACTAGAGGTATTACTACTAGTAGTGCTAGACGTGAAAGTCCAAGTAATGTATTTGGTATCAGTACTCCAGGACCTCTTGATAAAAAAGGTAAGAAAACTAAAAGCGGAAAAGCAGAATGGCTAGCCGACACATTTGTTAGTCGTTTAGGTGGTAGTACATTTGTAATGGACGACGGTGATGCCAACTGGCTAAGAAGAACTAAACCAACAGACGGGCCACCTGATTATGCTAGTATAGATGCAGGGGAAGATGATGGCGATGTGCATTTACCTGCTAACGAATTAATCAGATTGCGTACTAGAACAGGTCACCAGATTTTATTACACAACACTGAAGATTTAATTTATATTACCAATGCACGTGGCACAGCTTGGATAGAATTAACAAGCGATGGTAAAATAGATATTTTTGCACAAGACAGTATAAGTGTAAGAACGGCCAACGATTTTAATTTTTATGCTGACCGCGATATCAATATGGAAGCAGGTAGAAACTTTAATCTCAAAGTAGCAGAACGCCATCAAACAGAAGTAGGTATGGATAAAATCACCATTGTGAATGGTAATGTTGCAATCAAGGTAGATGGCACTCAAGACGAAACAATAACGGGTGCTGTGGCTGAATCATACGAAGCAACATTAGACACTACAGTCGGCGGCCAAACAAATATGACCATCGGCGGCGGCCTTGATATTAATACTAGCGGTGACAATAAGTTAACATCTGGCGGCAATATGGAAATTGCCGCCGCAAATACCACAGTATCGGGAGGAGACATTAATTTTAACGGACCGTCGGCGGCATCGGCTGGATCCGCTACAGCTGCAGCACCTCCTGACCCGCTGCCGACAATTGATAATCCAACAGAAGTTGATGGCGGAATATTAACAAGTATCTTAGCCCGTATACCAACTACAGAACCTTATCCGCACCACGAAAATTTAGATGCTACATTGTTTAAACCAGATGCAACTGACAGAGAAGCTGCAACAGCAATACAAGTGCCAGATGCTTGGAAAACTTATTCATTATCTACAGATACTTTCTTAAAAGGAACCTAATATGTCAACAAGTTTACATACACGAACAACTATAGATCAAACAAGAACACCTCCTCACAGAACTATCCAAAGATACAGAGGTTTTAGTACTGTAAGTAAGGCCACTCAAAACTACGCTTTATATGATTTTGAATTGATCAAACAAGATCTACTTAATAATTTCTATGTTCGTCAGGGCGAAAGACTAATGAATCCTGAGTACGGAACAGTAATCTGGGACGTATTATTTGAGCCGCTAACCGAAGAAGTTAAGAGTCTTATACTACGCAATGTCAATCAAATCTTTAATGCTGACCCACGTGTGCAAGCCGGAAATATTGTTATTACACCCTATGATCAGGGATTACAAATACAATGTACACTAACATATTTGCTGTATAATCTGCAAGAAGCACTACAATTAAACTTTGATCGTGACAACGGTTTATTGATAACACAATAAACTGCGCACATAATTTTATTCAATAAATATACTTATTAGGACATATTATGAGCTCAACGGATAGACTAAACAACCTGCTGGTCAGCGAAGACTGGCAGAAAATTTATCAATCATTCAAGAACGCAGACTTCCAAAGCTACGACTTTGACAACTTGCGTCGTACAATGATTGACTATATCCGTACGAATTTTCCAGAAGACTTTAACGACTACATTGAATCTAGCGAATACCTTGCCCTAATTGATCTTATTGCCTACGTGGGCCAAAGCATAGCTTTCCGTGTTGACTTAAATGCCCGTGAAAACTTCTTGGAACTAGCAGAACGTCGTGATAGCGTATTACGTTTAGCACGACTAATCAGCTATAATGCTCGTAGAAATACGTCTGCTAGCGGCCTTTTAAAAGTTAATACAGTACAAACAACTGAAACATTATATGACAGTAATGGTCGTAATTTATCAGGACAGTATATCAGCTGGAATGATCCTGCCAACGCCAACTGGTACGACCAGTTTATTAAGATCATCAATGCTGCATTACCACAAACACAGCAATTTGGCAATCCTGTAGACCAAGCTTCTATCTATGGTGTTCCAACAGCACAGTACAGATTTAACGCTAACAATACAGATATTCCAATTTATAGTTTTACAAAATCTATTGCTGGCCGCAATATGAATTTTGAAATTACTAGTACTACATTTAAAAATAAAACGTACATATACGAAGAAGCTCCTAAAATAGGAAACAGTATTGCTTGTGTTTATAAAGACGATGGTCACGGTGCTGGTAGTCCAGGTACCGGATTTTTCTTTAACTTTGTTCAAGGTACATTGAACCAGGGAACTTTCAACGTTGCAGTTCCGACAAGTAATCAAGTTATCGATATCAACACACAAAATATTAATAATACCGACGTGTGGCTGTATGGTTTAGATGCACGTACCGGTCTTGAATCTACTCTGTGGACTCAAGTACCGGCACTAACTGGCAACAACATTATCTATAACAGTTTAAGCAAGAATATTAAAGATATCTATGGTGTAATTACTCGTGCAAGCGATGCTATTAGTTTAAGTTTCAGCGACGGAACTTTTGGCAATTTGCCAATAGGCAATTTTAGAGTTTATTATAGAGTCAGTAACGGGCTAACATACAGTATTAATCCTAGCGATATTCTTAATATTAATATTTCTATTCCTTATATTAGTCAGAATAATAAAGCAGAAACTATGACAATGAGTCTTAGTTTAGCTACCACAGTTTCAAACGCATCTACAAGTGAAACAAACGCCAGCGTAAAAACTAATGCTCCGCAAACATACTACACACAAAATCGTATGATTACAGGTGAGGATTACAATATCAATCCGCTATCTGCTACAACAAACGTTTCGAAGATTAAAGCTGTAAACAGAACAAGTAGTGGTATTAGTCGTTATTTTGACTTAACAGATCCAAGCGGCAAGTACAGTTCGACTAATTTATTTGCTGATGATGGTATCTTATACCAGGAACCTTTTACTAATAGTTTGAATTTTAGTTTTGTAACACAATCGGATATCCAGGGTGTAATTTACAATACAATTTATGATATTCTAAATACTCCAAGTTTAAGAGATTTTTATTATTCAAACTTTGTGATATTCTTATCAGCCAGCTTGGATGTAAATTGGTTTAGTCAAACTGTGGACAGCAATACTAGTAGTGGTTACATTGGAACTTACAAGACTCCGTATAAAGTAGGAAGCTATGTTAATGTATCTTATACTTTTACAGATTTAAAATATGTTGTTCCTCAAAGTTTAATACAGTTTACAGCACCGGTAGTTAACAATGTTCAATATTTCTTTGACACCACAGACGGTAATAAATTAAAAGCCGGTATTGGATCTAATTCTGGCGCTTCAACTTATATCTGGGCGGAAGTTGTTAGCGTGGCTGATGACGGTACTGCTTCAGGAACGGGTAAATTAGCAAATGGGTTCGGACCAATAGTGTTAAATCAAAGTTTGCCTACCAGCTTTACAACAGACGGTATTACACCAATTGCTCCTAAAGCAACTAAAATTATTCCTAAATTTGCAACTACGATTAATTCATCCATTGTTACCACAATGGTCGACCTTATACTTGCTAAGAATCAGTTTGGTTTGCGATATGATATTGAAACTCAAAGCTGGCAAGTTATTTTTGAAAACAATTTAAATGCAATCGGAGCCTTTAGTTTATCAAATCAAGGTGACACTAGTAGTCTACAACTTGATAGCAGTTGGTTCTTATTGTTTACTACAAATAAAGAATATTATACTATTACTTCACGTCAATTACGCTATGTGTTCGAAAGCGATGCAGAAGTAACTTTCTATTTTGATACCAATGTTAAAATTTACGATACAATTTCAAGTAGTACTATTACCGATACATTAAAAGTATTGAGTATTAATCCTATATCTCCATCTAATCCTATTCCTTTTACTCAAGATAAGAACTGGCAAATTGTCGGCGAGTATGTAGGACAAGACGGCTATGTCGACCCAACTAAAATTGTTATCAGCTTTGTGGATTCTAGCAACAATGGCGTGGTAGATAATCCCCAGTTGTTTACTGACATTGTACCAAGTGGAAGTACTATTGTACAAGAAAAATATTCCATAAGCAAAGGACAAGAAGATTATCGTTATATTTCTAACGATCCTCGTAACGGCCCTGTAAAATTTACTACATCTACAGATTTTAGAAGTTTAAGCCCAACTGACGGTCAATATCTGTATTTTACAGACACACAAATTGTTACAAAATACAGCGTGGCTACAGGAACACCTGTTCCTACTCTAGATTATAAGGTTTACACTGGCCGCGATAAATTAAAATTCCAATACATACACGGCGCAGATTACGACAGTAGAATTGATCCAGGCTCTAGTAATATAATGGATGTTTATGTGTTGACTACTGACTACGATGCACAATTTAGGCAGTGGTTGATTGGCAGTAATGTAACTGAACCGTTGCCTCCAAGCAGTGATGAGCTAAACAGTTTGTTAAGTCCAAGTTTAAATTTAATCAAATCTATTTCAGATGAAATTATATACCACCCAGTTAGCTACAAATTATTATTTGGACCGCAAGCTGAATCGAGTCTACAGGCTACATTTAATGTGATGATTAATCCAGCTAGTACAGTATCGAATGCAGATGTACAAGCAAGAATTTTAACAGCAATAAACAATTTCTTTGCATTGGATAATTGGCAATTTGGAGATACATTCTATTTTTCAGAGTTGAGTACTTACATAATAAATCAACTAACCCCGGATGTGATCAACTTGGCTATTGTTCCAGTGCAGTCAAACCAATATTTTGGTAGTTTATTTGAAATAAAATGCCCGAGCGACCAAATATTCTTAAGCTGTGCAACTACAAATAACATTGTAATTGTTCCAGGATTTACATCAACTAATTTAAAAACAGTGACAGGACCTGCACTGGCTTCTGTAGTAACAAGTCAAAATATCATTAGTGCAAACAACGGAGTTAATTAATGGCTAACAGTAATAATGCAACAGGAAATAAAGGTTTAACTGCAAGTTTACTACCTGGCTATTATCAGACCCCGGCTAATAAAAAGTTTTTACAAGCTACATTAGATCAATTATTTCAGCCGGGTACAGTTACAAAGACAAACGGTTTTATTGGTAGAGAAAATGCCAAGGCCGCGACCGGCACAGACAATTATGTTGCAGCAGTAGATTCTAATAGACAGAATTATCAACTTGAGCCAGGTTTGACTATTAAAGATAACTTGGGTAATGTGACCTTCTTCAAGGATTACATTGATTATATCAATCAAATAAATGTATTTGGCGGTAACACTAAAAACCACGCTAGAATTAACAAACAGGAGTTTTATTCTTGGAATCCTCATATTGATTGGGACAAGTTTGTTAACTTTCAAAATTACTACTGGATGCCTTACGGGCCGGAAACCATTAAGATTTATGGACAACCAACTGCAATTACAAGTACATATACTGTAAAAATACAATCTGTTGGACCTGATAATCAGTATATTTTTACGCCTGATGGATTTACGCCTGATCCTATACTAAAGTTATACAAAGGCCATACTTACCATTTTGAAATCAATAGCCCTGGCAATCCTTTTAGCTTTAAGACAGAACGTATTGACGGTCAAACTAGCCGTTACTATGTTAAAGGATTAGACAACTATGCTGTAACTGATGGCGTAATTACGTTTACAGTTCCTCTAGATGCTCCAAGTGTGTTGTACTATCAAAGTGAATCTGACATTAATCTAGGCGGTAGTATAGAAGTATATGGCATTGATGAAAATACTTTTATAGATATTGAAAAAGATTTTCTAGGTAAAAAAACATACAAACTATCTAACGGTACTGATATTAGTAACGGAATGCGTGTTAGTTTTGGAGGCAACGTTACACCTGCCAAATATGCTACCGGAGACTTTTATGTAGATGGTGTAGGTTCTGCGATTAAGCTAGTTCCAACTGCGGTATTAGAAATTATCACGCCTTACACTATCGAGCAAACAGTGCCATTTGATAGTACACCTTTTGAATCTTTGCCGTTTAGCGATGCCACAGGTTATGCCAGCATACAAGATTATATTACAATCAACAGAACTAGCAGAGACCACAATCCGTGGAGTCGATACAATCGCTGGTTCCACCAGGATGTTATTACAGCAAGTGCGGCTTACAATAAAACAACAGCAACATTAGATCAGACAGCTAGGGCAACTAGACCTATTATCGAATTTGACGCAGATTTAAAATTATATAATTTTGGTACTAATGCCATTGTGGACGTTGATTTCGTTGATAATTTTACAACTGATATCTTTTCAACCATCGAAGGCAGTATAGGTTATAATATTGATGGCAAAGCAATTAATCAAGGACATAGGATTTTAGTAACTGCCGATGAAGATCCAATGATTAACAACAAAATCTATCAAGTTGAATTCATCGATGTTAGACACATAAACACTGGCAGTCAACAAATTCATTTAGTTGAAGTTGCAACTCCAGAGTTGAATCAAGTTGTTATAGTTAAAGATGGTATAAAATATTATGGGCAAATGTTCTGGTTTAACGGAACAACTTGGATTGAAGCACAACAAAAAACCAACACCAATCAAACACCTTTATTTGATATAGTAGATGATAACGGTGTTAGCTTTGGTGATCGTACTGTTTATAATGGCAGTACATTTGAAGGCACGGAATTATTTTCCTACAAGAAAGGAACAGGCACAGCAGATGCAGTATTAGGTTTTCCTTTGAGTTACCAGAATGTTGCTAATATTGGAGACATTGTTTTTAATTTTAATCTAGCCACGGACAGTTTTCAATATAAGGAATCCACAACATTTGTAACAAAAAGCATCGATGTTGGATACCTTGTAGGTCAAACCTACAGCGGAGATTTATTATATGAAAACGGCTGGATAACATCTACAGCAACTACTGTACAACCTGCTATCAGAATATATAAAAATTCTAACCAAACAAATAACTTTGATATTGATATATTTGATGATATTTCAAATCTTAAAGATTTAGTTGTACGCATTTATGTTAATGGTAAACGATTAGATAAGACAAAATGGAGTCTTGTTAATACTACAACTTATAAACGAGTAGTATTGTCTAACCCAATTACATCAACAGATGTGCTAACAATTAAAGCATTTTCTGCACAGCCTATTAATAACAAAGGCTATTATGAAATTCCTATTAACTTGCAAAATAATCCATTGAATGAATCAATGGCCGACTTTACGTTGGGTGAAGTTAGCGATCACGTTAATAGTATTGTTGATAATTTAGATAACACTAATTTTTCTGGTAACTTTCCAGGAAACAGTAATTTAAGGGACATTGGTAATATTAGTTCTTTAGGTACCAAATTTGTACAGCACAGCGGCCCAGTAAGTTTAAGTTTATATCATATTACTAATGAAACAACAAATGTCATTAGAGCTATTGAAACTGCCCGAGATGATTATAACAGTTTCAAACGTAATTTCATAGCAACAGCAAGTTCTCTGGGTGTAGATACCGATGCACCGGCAATGGTCGAACTAGTGTTGTTGAAGATGAATGCTAACAAGCCTACGACCGCACCATACTATTTTAGTGATATGGTTCCGTACGGAGCAAAATTAGTTACTAATTTAACAGTTGTTGATTATAGAGTAAAACAATATCCGCTGACCAATGTGTTTACATTGGAAAATTTATCAAATAAAGCAGTAGGTGTATATTTGAATGGTGTGCAATTAGTATACGGTCAAGATTATACATTTGATTCTCAGGGATTTATTACAGTTTCAGCTACTCTTGCTAATGACGACATCATTTCAACTTATGAATACGAAAGTACAGATGGTTGTTTTGTACCGGCTACACCTACCAAACTAGGATTATGGCCAAAATTTGTACCTCACATTTATACAGACACAACCTTGTTGCATCCACAAAAGATGATCCAAGGACACGACGGTAGTCAAATTTTAGCTTATAACGATTATCGTGATGATTTAATTTTAGAATTAGAAA